GTGCATTGAAGAAGTCGTGGCCGTCAACCTTTGGATGGATACCTGATAATGTTGCAACTCTTGATAGTGATAGTCCTGAAATAAAAAGGATGAAAAATGTCAATGAAGGAATTGGTCTTAGTTTCTTTGGTGATCTTATATTGGGTGGAACTAAAATTTTACGCGAATTAAAAGGAATAGATGAAGCTACTCAATGGGTTCCTAAAAGCGAAAATGCTAAGAAATGGGTTGCAGCTAAAAATGCACAAAAGAAATTATCTGATGATGTTGTAGAAAATGAAATCCTTATTAACGATGCAAAGCGTAAAGCTCAATTCGATGAGATGGGTGAATACAACATGTCTAATAGTGTCAACTTTGATCAACCTATCAAAGGAGTACATGACATTTATGATGACTATGAAGTTGGTTTTAGGACAGCAGATGATGGTGGCATAGTTATAGCTCAATATGACTCAGTAAGAATTACTAAAAACATTGATAGTGTTCAAGGAAGAGTTGGTAGTGTCTTTACAGATTCAGCATTAAAAGCTGGACTTAATCTTGATGATGCCGGACATGGCACTATGAAAGAGTTATCAAAAGACTTGCAATTAGATATTGAATGGCATGGTAATACTGGTAAAGTTATTACTCATAAAGAAGCTGTTGAAGTTGGAGAGGATTTAGCTGCATCTCTATACGAGATGGATAAATCACAAATGAAAAGAGTTATTGATAATTTCTTAACTGGTATTGATGCAGATACAGGAATCAAAGTTTTAAATACTGAAGGTTATGTTGGTGTATTTAATGCAATTAAGAAATATTTTGATGACTACATGAATATGGATCTAGCTCGTGCTCAAGCATATGTCAGCACATCTTTAGCTGGTCAGGTTTCTGATTTAGCAGAGGGTGCAAGATTAATGAATGATGCTCCTACTGCTGTTCAAAATGCACAAGAGCAAGTACTTGATAGATTGCAATACCTTATGAATATTAAAGCCCAAACTTCTTATGCAAGAGGTAGGGCTTTAAACATGACTAATCTCTGGAATCGTATAAGAACTTTAGATTTTAGTAAGAAAGGTGGTAAGAAAAATATTATGAATAATGCTCTTGACTATATAAAGAGCGAGAAAGAAGAAACAATAAAGAATTTAAAAAAAATAACTAAAGAGTCTAAAGATGCTATTGATTTAATTCGTCAATTAAATAAAGAAAAACCATCAATGTTGAAACCGTTAATGTTGGCATACGAAACAACAGATGGAAACGTTAATACAATTGGTAAATTAAATAGATTTTTCCAACAATCAACTGGTCTATTCAACAAGATGTTAATAGATACAGATCCAAGCATACCTTCTGTTTTTTCACAGGCGGTATGGGGCAATATATATAACTCTGTTTTATCAGCTATTGGTACACCATTAAAAGCTGGTGCTTCTAACTTAGCTTTAATGATCGAAAGACCTATTGCTGCTTTTGCAGGATCTTTACCCATAATTGGTACTGGTAATAAGGCAACACTTAGACGCGCTAGTTATATGTACACAGTTGGAATGGTTGATACTTTACGTCAAGCTACTAAACATATGAACATAGTTTTTAGACAAGCGTCTAGAGATCCTAGTTCTGTTGGTTATATCATGCGTAAGGATTTTCAATTAAAAAATGCAAAAACTATTGAAGCACTAGAAGCATTTGCTGAAGCTAAAAAGAAAGATGGTTTTGATGGTCCAGCAGCAATGATGGAAAGAGTTAAAGCTATGAATGATTTAGCAGAGCATCCTTGGTTAAGATTTAGTGCTAACGCTATGACCGCAATGGATGGTTTTACAAGATCATTTATTGGTAGTGTTGAAGCTAGAGGTAGAGCATATGATGCATTATTTTCTGCTGGTAAACCTATAACGGGTGACGGTATTAAAGAAGCTGGCGAACGTCTATATAAAGAGATGTTTGATGAAACAGGAATGATTACAGATAAAGGTGTTGAGTATGCAAGTAAAGAGATAGCAATGAACTTGGATAACGCAGCTGTTGATGGTTTAAACGAATTAATAACTCGTGCTCCAATGCTCAAACCATTCCTCATGTTTCCTCGTACAGCTGTAAACATGCTTAAATTTACGGGTAGTCATTTACCACCAAGTCCTTTAAATTTCTTTGTACGTGATCTAAATCAATACAGCAAAAAGTTTGTTGATATGGATATTAGTGAAGTTGAAAGATTACTAATAGCACGTGGTGTTGATATTAAAAACGTAAATATTGAAGCTGCATATGAAACTATAAGATCTGAATTAAAAGGTAGAAAAGCAATAGGTACAGTTTCTGTATTAGGAGCTGTAGGTTTATTTAGTTCAGGTGGTTTAAGAGGTAATGGTTTATATGATAAAACTAGACAAAGAACTAGAAACCAACTTGGATATAAACCTAGAACTTATAAAGGATGGGATGGTAAATGGTACAGCTATGAAGGTCTTGGTGCAATAAGTGATTGGATAGCATTTACTGCTGATATCATGGATAACTTTGACTCATTAGATGAACCCTCATTAGAGCTACATTTAAATAAAGCTGGACATATACTTGCTGCAAATATAACTAACAAATCATTCTTAGCTGGTTTAGAACCAATGAATGACGTATTAGCTGGAAACCCTGCTGCACTCTCAAGATGGGCAGCTAGTTTTGGTAGTGGTCTTGTTCCAGGAAGTGGTATTAGAAATGAATTTTCTAGACTATTTACTCCACAGATGAAAGAAGTAGAACAGGATTTCCTACAACTATTAGCTAACAGAAACCCTATAACAAAAGGTCAATTACCTGATGCTTATGACTGGGTAGATGGAAGTTTAATAAGAGAACCTGAAAACTTTTGGGTACGTTTAGTAAATACTTATTCTCCTGCATTTAAACAAAGCGAAAGCATTTCACCTGTAAAACAATTTCTTATGGATGTGGAATTTGATGGTCGTCCTCAGTTAAACACTAATGGAGCTGGAGTTGAATATTCTCCTGAACAAAGATCTCAAGTTACACAAATCATGGGTAGAGATAAAACTTTTGCTAAATCAGTACAAAGAATTATGAATACCTATGAAGGTAAAAACTTTAGGAAATTATATAAAGAAGCACAACGCAAAGGTATACCTTTAGATAGAAAAGAATTCTTAGCTATACATAGAAAATTAAGAACTGCTTTAAGACAAGCTCAAAAACAAGCTGAGTTACGTATTGAAGAAAGAGGTGTAGTTGAGAAAAAACAATACTACAACAATCGCATTAAAGATGCGACTAGAAGAGGTGACATCGAAGAAATTACACGTTTACAAAAAATAGCAAGACAACTATAACCCCACCCGCCAACTGAATAACAAATCGTTTGTAAATAACAAATGGCGACAACTGAACATTTTTATTCGGGAACGGGTACTCAAACTTCGTTCCCCTTCCAATTCCCATATTTAACAGAATCAGACATATTTGTAAAACTCTACAATAGTGAAACAGGTGAGTTTGATTTACTACAACAGAATACTAGTGGTCTAAACCATGACTACTCCATATCAAATACAAACATTGTTTTTAATACAGCACCTCCTCAAGTCGCTGGCATTGATAACATTCATATTTATAGAACTACTGATGTTGAAACAGCAAAAGCGGTTTACGGTACAGGAAGTGCTATCAGAGCACAAGATTTAAACAATAATACAAATCAAGCCTTATTTAGATTACAAGAATCAGATCAATTAATAACAACTGGCGATTTAAAAGACGGATCCATAACAGAGGCAAAATTAGCACCTAACTCAGTAACAACTGTCCACATAAGAAACGGTACTATTATTGATGAGGATGTTAGTGCTACAGCAGCTATCCAAGGTTCAAAGATAGTTCCAGATTTTGGGACAGATATTATTATTGGAGATGGATCACAGCTTATAAATCCTAATCCAAATTTTGGTGAGCAGGTTATAACAACACAACAAAATATAATAGCGGTAGGAAATATCACAGCTAATAAATTTTTTGGTGACGGCTCAGGTTTAACTGGTATAACTTTTGACGATACCGCTAGTGGAACAATTACTTTTAACGATAATATAAAAATTCCTTTAGCTAACGATGACGACGATGCTTACCCACTTGGTCGTCATGGTACTGGCGATGGAGATATGTTTGACAAAGGTCAAATATTTTGGAATTATCCAGTAGATAACACGGTATATAATGCTTTTGGACAATCAGCTTGGCTGTATCTTAGACAGTTTCAATACTTTGGTTCTTCTATAAAAAATCCAGAATTAGCATTACAAGTTGGTACAAACCTGACTCCGAGTAGTGGTCCCCTAGATCCGCAATTCACAATAACTACAGGTGGTCATTCTGATTGTATTAAATTTGATAAGGAAGGAACTAACATAACAAACTACCCTTTAAGAGTTCATAATAGTTCTGGAGTTCAATGGGAATTTAGAAATAGTAC